CTGCGATAGAAGGCGGTGTGTGCGCTCCCGGCGCTCGGAGCGATGATGTAGGTGATGGTTGCGCCCGAAAGCGTGTAATCGACGCCCTCTGTCATCAAGAGCGAAGCGCCTGGCTCGCCGAGGTAGAGGCGAAGGCTTGCGGCCGGACTCGGTGCGGTGGGAAGCGTGAATGTCGCGTTGGTGCCGTCGATGGTTCCTGATGGCGTGATGTAGTCGGAGAACGCCGGGACGGTGCCGGAGCCGGTGTAGGTTCCCCACGCGATGAAACTATCCGAGCCGGGTGCGACCGTCATCGTCGCTACCGCCCCTACCATCGTGTAATCCTTGCCTACGCCCTCCGTTTGATAAAGCCCATTCCGGTAGAGTTCGAGCGAAATCGGAGTCTGCGGAAATGTCAGCGTCGAACCGCTTACTGTCGGGACATTCGCGTCGAAGAACTCGGGATAAGCTGTGGTGATGGAGTCGAGCAAGCACCGCGCGGCCTTGAAAAAATTGATGATCGTGGTGACGTAGCCGAGGTCAAGCGGGGAGACGCCGCTGGTGCGGAATGACGCGGAAAGCGTCTCACCCGTCAGTGGCGCGAAGGTGTTGGTCGTGATGGCCGTTCCAACATTCGAGAAGTCGACCACCGGACGTAGTAGCTGGCCGTTGTAGAACATCCGCAGCGAGTTTGTATCCGGAGTAGATGAAATGGTGAAGTGCGTGTTTGCGCTGTCGATGAGTCCGGAGACGGCCTGGCCGAAGAGCGCGCCCTCCGCGATGCCTGGAATGTTGACGCGGAAGACGGCCCATCCTTGGCTCGCAGGATACGAAGATCCTCCCCACGATGCCTGTCCTTCGGAGAGCGTGACGCCCGCATATCCGCAAAGTGCGAGAGCGTTGATGATGGATGCTGGCGTGCCCATGATCTTGTGCAGCGGGAGAGCATTTTGCACGACAGCCAAAGGTGTCACACCGAGTCCCACCATGGCGACGCCGGGAATCATCATGTCGTACTGCCAGATGAGGTACGGGAGGATGGACGTCGGGATGTTGGAGCCGAGGGTGTAGATCAGCAGCGGCGTCAGATCCAAACTCTCAAGGCGCGCGGAGAGGACCATGTGCGCCTTGGTGCGGAGGTCGTTGATGGAACTCGGCGGTCTGAGGTTATTGGCCATCGGCTAGCTCGTCGCCTGATTCTTCGTGCCGTTGATGATGGTTAGCGAGATTGCGGTGCAGTTTGCCCACTGCCCGACCCCTAGAACAAAGCTGCCGTCGGAGGTAGGCACCAGCGGCGTTCCGCCAACGTTTGCAGCGAGCACGATGTCTACGTCGTAGACGCCCTGCACCGAGAGCGCTGCCTCCCATTGTGACTGCACGATGTCCTGGGAGATGCTGGCGGCGAGAGCGAGCGCCATGGCTTGCGCGGCCGCTGTAACGCCTGCGGATAGGGTTGCGTAGTTGGCGTTGGCATAGAGGGTGATGGCGCCGGTGACGGTATAGTCGACTTCGATCACTGGCTGCACCACCACGCTATCGCACAGGGGGCGGACGGTCTGGGCACTCAAAGCGGCGGTGACGGTCGAGATGAGGCTTCCCGACGCGATGCCGGCGGTATTGGGTGTAGCGGCGGGCTGGCTTACGGGGCCAGTCAGGATGTAGACGGTGACGGTGCCGGGGGTTACTGGCGTGGTGGGAATCTGCGCGTCGACGATGGTGTCGCTGACGTCGAGGGCCAGGGATCGGTATTGGTTCGAAGGTCCGGCAGTGGTGAGATTGTTTGGCGCGGCCTGGATGCGGGTGCGGAAGTGGTTGTCCGTTTCGAGGTCATTTCCGTTCGCCGTCGTGACCGTATTTCCAGCCGTCGAGACCAATGGCAGACTGCCCAGAATGATGCTCACCTGGGGCGGCGTGGTGCTGGCAAGGTATCCGTTGCCGCCAGAGCCTGCCGTAGTGCATGCGGCGTTCACGGAGCCCGTCAAGCCGCCCGCGGGGATGACAAGGGCCTGTGTGGTGTAGAAGACGTAGGTGCCGTCCGTGGTGCCCACAAGGCTGTTCTGCGGGATGGTGGTCGCCGAGACCTGTGCGGCCGAGAGCGTGAATAGGATCGTGGTCGTCGCGGGCTGGGCGGGAAGCCGCGGGCAGTTCAGGTATTCTCCGAGGTAATCCAGCATCGGGTATGCCGCGAAGGCGAGAAGGTTCTGCACTCCGCACGCTTGGATGGCATTGCGAATCAGCGTCTCGCGATAGGCGTAAAGGTCGATGAGAAGTTGCTCCACCTGTGCCGGATAGAGCGTACGGCTGGTGGCGAGCTCGTAGGCGGCCACCATGTCATTGAGGACAAGGGATGGGTTGAGGCCGTCCGCATCGTTGACGAAGGAAGGGATGGGGAGGTCGACGGGCACCACCTGGGGCGTGCCTGTGAGGGGAGCGAGCAGATTGGCTGGCACTATAACGGGCAATTTAGTTTCCCCCTACTGCGATGGTTGTCGTCTGGGTTCCGATGGCGGTATTTGGTTGGCTCAGCAGTCCAAGGTTCGGCTGCCATGTGATCGTGACAAGCAACTGGCCGATGAGGTTGGGGTTCAGCGCCGCCACCACGCTCACGACGCTGATGCGCGGCTCCCATGCCTGAATTGCGCCGCTCACCGCCGCCACGATAGCAGGAGCCGCAACAGTGAGGGGCTTATCGAGCCATGTGGTCAAGTCGCAGCCAAAGGTGGGGCGGAATGGATCTTCGCCGGGGATGGTCGTAAAGATGATCTTGAGCGTCTGATGAACGTCCGCGAGCGCCTGCGTTACCTGCCCAATACCAGACCCTGGGCCTCCGCCCGCAGTGGAATCGAGCATCAGCTCCCAACTGGAAGATTGGATGTTGGAGAGCGTCGCGTAGGGGAAGGTTGAAGTCGACATTAGTTATCCGTCTTGAAGAGTGGGCTGGCTACGGTTGCGGCGGTCCATGGCACCGTTGGAGGCGGTCCGGGGCTTAGAACTGGACCATGGGTGTGCAAGTTGAAGGCGGCAATCAAAAGACTGACGAGGGGCAGTGCGTCGGTGAGCGATCCGCCCGCAGCGGAAAGGGTGATGCTAGAGGCCGCTTGCAGGACGATGTTTCCGGTGGCGTCGAGGGTGATGGCGCCGCCCGCCGGCTGGGTGAGCGTGAACGCCGCTCCGGTGCCCAGAGTAACCGTCAGTTCGTGCGAGGTGCGGTCGTACTTTACCGATGTCCCATCGTGGAATCCCACGTAGAAGATGCCCGGCCCGAATCCCGCCGGAGCCTGATCGACGCTCGAAGGGACGCTTCCCACCACGTAGCCGTCTTCATCGTGCGTGTCCATGATGACCGCAACCTGCTCGCCAATGTCCGGCTGCCAGAAGAACTTGTCATCCTGGATCTTCGGAACGATGACGGGAAGCCAGTACGAAACGAGGTTATCGCGATCAGGAAATTGCACGCGCACGCGGTACGGCGGCACCGACTCCAGAGCGTAAACGACCGCTGTCCGGTAGGGTGGGTTGTACTGCCGCGTGTATTTCTCGTCTTCCATCAGTTCTCATCCTCATCCGAGATGATCTGCACGGACCCGGTAGCCGTCACCGTCGTCCGCAAGTCGAGCTCCGTCACGTATCCTTCGTGGTCGATTGAATGCTTGGCTTCTTTCACAATGAATTTTACCGTACTGAATGCGTGTCCGAATCCGGTGAGCGTAACCGCGTTCCCGGTGCGGTAGGCCATCGTTCCTGGAATCGTCATCTCCGCTTTGATCTGGTGCATGTTCGCGGCGTGGAGATGAGACTGAGCCCGGAGTGCGCCTTGCTGCTGGTTCTCGATGCGCTCGATGATCTTGAGGGTGTCCGCAGAGGTGGCGTTCGGGTCCGTCGCGGTCGCGGTGAGCAACTGCTTCGACATCGAATCGTAGTAGGTGGTGATTCCCGAGCCGTAACTGCGCTTGCCGAGGTGCTGCATGTGGATGCGGTAGCGGAGGCAGTTCGTTTTGTCGATTGGGATTCCGGTAGGCGCGGCGCTGTCGAGGGCTGTCCGGCTGTAGAAGTAGAGTTGCGTTCCGCGAATCTTGAACTCGTAGTCGTGAGCGTTGGCGATGCGATGCAGGAATCCGAGGTCGCTCTCCATTCGCTGCGTGAGCCGCGCGTACACCACGTCCGGGTTCACCGCATCCGTGAGCACCGTCATCCCGTACCGCGATGCGATGGTGGTTGCGATCGATGTGAGCGTCTGCCCTTCGTAGGCCATCGACTTTGGCGTGCGCAACGCGTGCGTAAGGCCTGCCTGGATTGCTTTGAGCGTAAACGTGTCCGGGGGGCCGTCGGATTCCCACTCATCCACTTCGAAGTTGCCGCATGAGGTGAGCGGCATCCCCTGATAGCCGATGGCCAAGCTCATCGCGGTGCCAACCTTCGGAGGGTTGTCCTGGAAAGCGTGGTGGACGTCTTCGAGAACGACTTCGATCGTGCTCGCCTTGCCGCTCAGAGCTTCGTTGTACTTGACGTGCAGCGCGTGGGGAAACAGATTCGATGTGATGTTCGTCGTCCCGGCGAAGAGTTGCCATGCGGGAATGAGAATCGAGTTGGAGGCGAGGCTCATTCACACTCCGGTAGTGCGACTGTTTGTCCTGCCAGCGCATGGGTGGAATCGGTAAGGAACTCGATCTTCCCTTCAGTCACGAAACTGTGGCAGAGCACACATACAAAGGGGGCTTTCTCCTCTGGATGTTCGGCATTGTAGGTGCACCAGCACACATCAGGATGCGCCCTAGCTGGGGCATAGTGTCCGCACTGGTAAAGCACGCTAGGCCGGAGCGTGGGAGCATCCACGCTGCCATTCCACTGCCACGCTTCTGCGCCAGTCACTCGCAGCACGTGCGGCTGCCCGCATCCGGGACAATCAAAATATGCGAGGCCTTCTGGTGCGAGAATCAGTTTCGCCATATATTTATCCGAATGGGCTCAGAGCGGTGATGGTTGTGATGGTGGGGGCAATCAACGGAACGAAAACCTGCACGCCCGCATCGACCGTATCCTGAATCAATATGCCGGTGTTATTGGCAATCAGCGGAGCGACCATTGTCGGATCGCCGTACATCTTCCACGCCACCGAATCCCACCGCTCGCCCTTCGAGATGTAGATGACGCCAGAGGACGGCGGCACCGGGTTGACGTACTTCGAGACGAGTCCGGGTAGGAC